ACTTAGGCATCAGATCAATCGGATCCTCCTTATCCCGGAAGGGATGGACTCGGATACCGTCGATCGTGTAGCCGTCATGCCGGTAAGAGGCGTTGAGCGGGGCGCGAGATTCCAGAACGTCAACCTCGTGCCCGCGCTCGACCAGTGCGCGGAGCATCGTGTGAAGCATTACCTCCGCACCACCATTGTGGTGCGGGACATACCAATGGACCATCGCGAGAACGCGCACTGGATACCTCCTATCAGGTCAGCTCAGCAACCGGGGCCATCACCGAGAACGGGAAGTAAGTCCCGCGCTTCTGACCCAGGGCAGTAACAGGGTTGGCCGTCGCAAAACCCAGGCGCATAACGCACCGAAGAGCAACGGAGTCCTGCTGCATCAGGTTCAGGACAATATTGCCGGAGCCATCCTGAATCACACCATCGGTGTGCATCGTGAAAGTGATGTCCTGCCGCATACCGATGATTGCGTTGTCCCACTGGCCAGCAATCAGGCTGGCAGTCTGCGGATTGAAGGCGCCGTTCTTAGCCTCACTGGTAGAGAACCCATAGAGATTCCCGCCGGGAGTGCCATCAGTATTAGGCTGATAAATCGGCAGACCCTGCGGAGAACGGTACCCCGCGAGAGTCCAGCCAAAGCCAGGCGCAGTCGCAAACCCATCGATGCTGTAGCCCTGCTTAACCAGCTGGGCGCCCATCTGAGTAATGGCCACACCGAGATCCGGCCCATTAGCACCAGACGCAGTAGCGGGAGTGATCGTGTTGCCGGCCGCAATGGCGGCAGTGTAGATATCGGTAGACCAAGTGGCCGGACGATTCACGCCGAAAAGGCATGCCCCATCGATAGCGATACCCAGAGCCTCAACAATCCTAGGCCGCACCTCGGCCCAGATATCGACCTGAGCGTCATCAAGGTATGCCTGCGGAATCGGCACGATCACAGCAAGCTCTTCGGCAATCAGCGAAACATTCTTCCACTGCTGCTGAGTCGTGCTCTTGAGGTTGTAGTCACCAGCACCAGGAGTGCTAGAAGCATTCAGAAAGTATGCCTGCGGCAGCACGGAAAGGACCGGCTGGCGCTGAGTCAGCGCCGACATAGTCACCTTGCGTGCACGTGCAAGGGCAACCGATGCGGTAGGCAGTTCCTGAATGATCTGGGCGGATACCGGAGTCGGGACCAGGGGCTCGCCCCCGGCCGGCGACCCGGCATTACGATAAAGGCCAGAACCATACTGGCCACCCGAGAAGGGGTTAGTAGTCAACAGTCCTCCAATGCAAAACGCCCGACCTCCGGGCGTTCACTGGAGTCGGGCTGAGCTGGGTTACTGACCTCCGGCCATTCGCCGGAGCCAAGCATTCGGATCCTGTGGCGCCGAAGTGGTGCCACGATTCCCCTGGCCCAGATTGGGAGCGCTAGGGGCAGCTGGCTGACGGCCAGCAAATTGCAGGAGTGCATCTGCCTGAGCGAGAAGAGTTGCCTCATCAGCTCCAGTCAAAAGCTCCACCGGAACACCCTTGGCCGCAGCCACCTGATACCGAGCGAGAGCCGCCTTAGCCTCTGCCGCATCGGCAGTGGCTTTATCTGCGATCTTCTGTGCCTTCTGTTCGGCGGAAAGCTGAGCATCCTTGATCTGCTGAAGCTCAGTAGCCGCAGCGGCGTTGGACTTGGCTCGCTCTTCGTTCTTGCGACTCATTGCCTGCCACTTGGCAAGTTCCTTGAGCGCCGAATCCAGATCAGCAGGAGGTGCCGGCGGAGTCGCCGGATCAGTCACACCGGCAGGCGGCGTATTCGGATCGGCGCCAGCGGGCGGAGTGGTTGGGTCGTCAGCCATATTTGTGTCTCCCGTTTCGGGTCTAGGCTGCCGTTTCGGCCGCCGGAGGAATGTCAGAAGGACCACGGAAAGCCTGTCCCTTGACGGTAAGCACTGGGCCAATCTCGCCATTGTGGTGAACGGATAGCCCAGGATGATCGCCATAGAATGGCGAGAAGCTGCCAGACGTATCCGACGCTTCAGCGTCCGGACTCACGTACATGGCATCAATCTTCTGACCGATCTTCTTCGTGCCTTCGATCGGCGTTACGCCGCATGTGCAGTTCGGATGAATCGGCATCAAGTCGGTGATGTGATAGCGCTGCGTCGCAGCGATCTGACACAGGGCGCAAGCGCTGCCTGAAGTCAGGACACGGCGGTAGCCGACCACACCAACCCCAGGACCAGACTGCTCAAGCGCGTACCGCGCTGAATGAGTCCTGGCCAACTGAAGATCGGTAGAGATCATCGTCATCGCGCGTTGCTCGCCGATGCCTACAGCCTCGGCAAAATCCTTGTCCTGCGAGAGCTGATACCAGATCTCCTTGAAGGGACGCTCATACTCAATCTCCGGCGTCACTCCGTTTCGGAGTGCAGCACCCGACGCCATTTCGGCAGGGATACCAACCGGGTTGACTGTGTGTCCGCTCATGTCCGACAGGACCGCAGCGATGTAGATGTCAGTGAGAGTGGAGATCGTCTGCTGGCTCGCAGACATCAGAGGGACGATCTGAGAGAGCCATACGGCCAGACCAGCATCCGAGTAGTCCGGCGATGCCGACCAGGCGCGCTGAGCCTGGATGATCGTCCTGTGTCTGACAGCCGCCACAGCGGCATCAGCCCGTTGAGCCAGTACAGACGTGCTCACCTAGTGGCCGGCTGCGGAGCCGGCTGAGGTGACGGAAGACCAGGAGGTGATGCAGCATCCAGCTGTCCCGGTTGTGTGAGAGCCATCGTGCTCGCACCTGGCGCCGCACCAGGATCGACAGAGAGCGGAGAGTTGAGGCTCGCGACCAGAGCATCTTTCATGCGCTCTGCTTCCATCCGGTCAACCTCGGCAGGAGTGAAACCCAACAGGGCCATGCGCTCCCTGAAGGGAACACCGGCGCTCTCGTACTTCACTGCGGCATCGGCAAGTTCGGAGAGACTGTGCCTCTCGGGATCGGCCCAGACGATGACACTGTCGTCGCCGACCTCACCATCCCCGTACATGGCAGCGAGTCTGAGGACCTTCTCCCATGCCTCACCGAACTCCACCGATCTATTGGTGACCTTGCTGGTAAGGCCGCTCTCTGCGGCCGTCAGGGCGTCACCAGACACGTTGACCATGTCTGCCAGCAGGTAGTGCGGAGGAGTGCGGCTGATAGCCGCCAAGTCGCGAATGTCAGATGAGCATGCGTCTAGGATCGGCTTCAGGTCGGTCTGTTGAAAGTCGCCGAATTGGGCATCCTCGTCTTCAACGATCCACAGAAGATCCGCGCCGGGATCGAAGGGTCGCTGAGGATTCCCGTTCTCGTCTTCAACGTTGATGCCCTTGGCCCAGCGCTGGCGATATGCCTGCATGGCCTGAGTGACGAGACGATCAAGGATCGTGACGTTGATGCGGTCCTGGATGTCAGTGACGTCCTCGAACTCACCCATGCCCATAGGCGCCCGGGGGCGCCGGTTGATGAAAGGGACCACGGGGACTTCGCCGAGAGGATTCGAAGCCGGTTCCTGCTTAACTTCCCAGGATCTCGGATCCCACTCCGCAGGATCCATGCCCGGCTGTACGGCCTGAAAGTAGAAGATCTGATCTGGCATGTAGACGATCGCCAGTTGACGACCCTCAATCGAGTCGATCCATGTCTTCATCGCGGCCAGCAGCTTTCGCGGCCGGCACGGATCGGATTCGTGGATCACCTGAAGGGGAGACTCTGGAGTGATCAGGACGGCCGTACTGTCGTCAGGGTCCTGGCCCACGATCACATAGGATCGACCAGTGACCAGCGCCTGATGATGGACAATGTTGCAGTCGGCGTCGAGTGAATTCGCCTGCCAAATGCCCCATGCCTCATCATCGGTAGCGGGAGTTCCCTTGGATCCGGTACGGAATCCAGTAACTACCAGGCGCTCTTCAACAGCCTCAGCGACCAGACCCGTGTAATTGCTCCGGCCCATCTTCTGAAGGCGGTGGTAGGTATCCCGCATCTTCCTGTTGCCGACGGGCAACGGATGATCCCCGGAGTCATACCGCATCAGATCCGCCATACGCGGCACATCGCCGCTCAGCGCCTTTCCTAGGCGCATCAGCCACCAACCGGGGGCATTCGAGACATCGGTATCATCGAGCACGCATAACCCCCTTAGAATCGGTAGAGGCGCTTAGAGCGCTTTACGGGCGCCGTAGCGCCGGCGGCTAGAGCATCCTGGCGAGCCTTGAATGCCAAAGTGGCTGCAATAGCGGCATCAATTTTCCGTGGCGATGACGGATGCTCTTTGGCGATCGTCACGCCAGTACGACCGACGCGACGTCGGGCATTGAGCATGTGACGCGTAAGCGCATAGGATCCGTCATGGGTCATCTCGTGATCGATGATCGCGTTATGCAGGATCTGCAAAGCACGGACAGTCAGAGTGAGCCGGCCACCGGTCATCCACCATTCGATCGGATGATTGGCGCTGGCCTTCACCTGTAGGCGCTTGCTGTACTTCGCTTCCCAGGTCGAGATGTGGCCTTCCCACTTGGCAGGGTCGGCATAGAAGCCGACCACAGAGAAGCGTTCGAAAGCCTCATCCACCGCCGCAAGAACTTCAATGATCGGGACTTCCCAGTTCTCGCCCTCCGGGCCTTCAGGCTGTTCCCACACTGCGATCTGAAATATGTGACCATCGCTCACGCGACAGCCGATAAGGGCAGTCGCGTCAGTGACATTGCGCATGCGCTTACGAGAACCGTCAAAGCCCAAGGTAATGACGTCACCAGGCTCGATGTCCTTCGTGTGATCCTGGCATCCCAGCCACTCCGGCTGGGATATCCAACTATCGGTCGCATGCGTGATCATGTTGAAGTAGAAGCGGTCACTGTCCTGGGGATCCGTAGCTGGATCCCAGATCTCCTCAATCAGACGATCGAAATCAATCCAGGCAACAGCATCGCCATACACGTGAGTCAGAGCCGCGCGAATGGACTTCTCGTTGGTCTTGTCCACCTCGAAAGGTGGTTCCACATGGTCATACAAGAGACCATTCCGGCGAAGCTTTCCCTCAAGCGCCTTCTGGGCTGTCTCGGCCGACGCCTCAGCTACCGATCCCTCACCAGGAACGAAAGCGTTGGTCGTCTCAATGGAGCGACCCTTCATCTTGGCCAGATTGCGTCGCAGGACGCTGGAGAGGCGCTTGCCGCCGTTGACGTCGGTCCATAGGTGAGTCTCGTCCAGAACGGCGAAAGTAGTTCTCTGACCCTCACGCGACGTGCTGTTGGCAGTAACCGGAATCAGCTTGCCGTTGGCCGTATAGGTGCGAGTCAGGCCCGGGTCCAAGCCCGGGTAATTCTCCATCGCAGGGCCCTTAAGCATCTCTACGACCAGCTCATACGTATTGCCCGTCTGGTCCTCGGACACTGCCGCAAGCTGCACCAGCGGTGATGGCTGCGGACGGCCAATCGGCTCGCCAAGCTCATCCCGGCCGGCATAGACAACCGGCCCCAGCAGCTCTGCACAGCAGATGGCCGCAAGGAGTGGCGACTTCCCCCAGCCCTTCGGCCTAGAGATCACGCCACGGCGGTACGTGAATTTGCCGTGCTCATCTACGGCATAGAAGTGAGTGATGAAAGCCGCTTGCTCATCCGTAAAGATGAAGGGATCTCCCTGATTGTCGCCATCCGGCTGAATCAGGTTGTCTCGACACCAGTCGAGAATCCGATACCCGAGCGTCAGCATCGGGGGAAGCGGCCTCAGCTTCTCATTCACTACTAGCCGCGAAACGGTGACGATAGTCATCCATCTGCGGCACCGACTTGTCAGCCGTCGGCGACGGCATATCCTCGTCAGGGTCATCAATCTGAAACTTGAGCCTCATCCGGTCTTCCGGAGTCGCGCCAAACTTCGCGAC